ATCATGCCTAAACAATTACGACAATCACATCTAACAGCACAACAGTGGGCTTTTTACGGAGTAACAATCGGTACCGTTGTTGATACAAATGACCCCCAACAAATGGGAAGAGTTCGTGCTGTGTGTTTAGCTCTAAATGATAATCCAGACGCGCGAATTACAGATATCCCATGGTCGACATACACAACTCCTTTTGGTGGAACTGTTCAGGTAGGTACAATGGGCAGAGATGATAACCAAGTAGCTGGGCCTGTTGCTTATGGCATGTGGGGAATTCCAAAAATTGGATCACAAGTTCTTGTTATGTGTCTTGATGGAAATCCTCAAACGCGTATCTGGATTGGATGTTTACATACATCACTAGCAACCCATACAATGCCGCATGGTCGGTTTTCTTACAAGAGCGATACTAGGTTACCTGAAGAGACAGAAAAACCAGTCGGCCCATTTTCCACATTCGAACTCAATATTGAACCACTACATGCCAATCTAAGAACCGCTTTTGGGACAGCACCTAGCGGTAATGAAAATTTTGAGTTTCAATCTCGTGGTGCTGATTTTCAAGTATCGGGGTTGGGATTAGAACAAGCAGATGATACAACTTCAGAGGTTGAAGACGATCAAGATCAATCAACTGGGGTTAGTTCATTATCAAAAACAGATGTTAAAACAAGCCGTCAAGGATATCAAACAAGTCGAATAGCACCTGATCAATTCGCCAGCATAACAGGTCGTAATCTTGATAACACTGTCACATCTATAGTTTCCCCAGGATTTCACGCAATGTCTATGGATGATAGGCAAGAAAATTGTCGGTTTCGAATTCGAACGACAGGTGGTCATCAAATTATTATGGATGACACGAATGAACGAATCTATATTTCAACAGCGACAGGTAAGAATTGGATAGAGATGGACGAACAAGGAAATATTGACGTTTTTACATCAGGTAAATTAAGTGTACATGCCGAACATGATATCAACTTTACATCTGAACGATCGATTCGCATGTATGGGAAGGCTGGTATTCATTTAAAATCCGACCAGGAAGTTCGAGTTACCGCTAAAAATGATATATCACTGAATACAGAAACTATATTGCGGTCGAAGTCTGGCAAGAACACGTTATTTGAGTCAGCTCAAGACGTTCACATAAAGGCGAATACTGAGTTACGATTATTCGCCGGCGATGATATTGATATTTTAAGTGGTGAAACATTAAAACTTCAGGGAGACACAACCAATTTAAAAGCCTTAACTGGCGAAATCAAAATACAAGCGCAGACAAATGCCAACATTGATGGTGCTAAGGTGAATTTGGCTACAGGCGGAACAGCTGATACTGCTGAAGAGGCTGATGCAGCAGACTCTGATAATAGTATTGTTGCATTTTTTACAAATCGTATTCCTGAACACGAGCCTTGGGCACGTGTAGATACAAAGAAAAATAATGCTGCCGGTCCTCATTTTCCATATACTGATTCTAATGTTGGTAAGAAACGAAGAGTAACGGCTGTTGACGGAACTAATGATGAAACCACCACGTCTATCATCAACATAACTCGTGGCGATAACTGGCGCAGATAACGCAAGGTACTTTTAATAAATATAATGAGGAGATATAAATGACTGCGCAAAATGGACTATACAGAGGATTTTCATCGTTTGAATTTGAGAACACAGGGTCGTTCAAAATTAATGATCTTGAGTTGATAAAATTGGATCTTCTGAATCATATTTTTACGCGGCGCGGTGAACGAGTGATGATGCCAACATTTGGAACAATAATACCTGATTTGGTATTTGAACCACTAGATGAGGAAACGTTAGACCAATTAGAATCTGAACTTCGTTTGGTATTTGATTATGATCCTCGTGTGGAATTATTAGATTTGATTGTCACTCCAAATATAGATAGTAATGCAGTCACAGCGGCAGCTCGAATACTATGTGTTGAATTAGACACTGTTGAATTAATGAATCTTAATATTGAGTTTGAAACAGGATAATGAGTAGAATAATTAGCAAAGCAGAAGGATGGGAGAGAGCCTATGAAGTTTTCCAACAGGTAAACTTCTCTGCGTTTGACTTCAATACAATTAAGGAAAGCATGATTGAGTACATGAAACTGTACTTTCCAGAAGACTTTAACGACTATATTGAATCAAGTGAGTTTATTGCCCTTCTCGAATTATTTGCATATATTGCTGAACTTCTAGCATATCGTCTTGATTTAAACGCCCACGAAAACTTTTTAACAACAGCACAACGTAAAGAATCTGTTCTACGTTTGGCAAAACTAATTTCTTATAAGGCTTCGAGAAACATACCTGCTCGTGGCTTGGCAAAAATCCAATCAATTCAAACAACGGAAACGATCACAGATGCAAACGGCATCAATTTAGCAAATACACGAATAAGATGGAACGACCGTAATAATGCTAATTGGAAAGACCAGTTCCTTCTTGTAATCAACCGCGTGTTACAACAGCCGTTTGGTTCTGTTTCACCTGAAGAGCGTGTTCAAGTGCAAGACGTTGTATTTGAATTATATGACTTGAATAATCTCCCAACAATCTCCGGTACTCAAGCATTTTCAACGCAAGTTTCCGGTCAATCTGTTAACATGGAGATTGTTCCCCAAGAGTTAGCAACGTTTGGGCCAATCGAAAGACGACCTCAACAAAGTCAACCTCTCGCATTAACATTTGCTTCTGATGGTCTTGGTGATGGTTCAGATACGACGGGCTTCATGTTCTTTGTTAAACAAGGTAAATTAAATCGTCAAGTTTCTACATTTGATGGCGTCACACCAAACCAAACATTCACCCTTTCAAACGTTGGTATTAACGATACTGACATGTGGGTTAATAATGTTGATGCGGACACAGGTGTAATTCTTACAGACGGACTGTGGGAAGAGGTCGATATTGCGGCTTCCCAGAATATTATTTTCAATACAACGGATGCGCGAAATAAGTTTGAAGTCGAGACGCTTGATGAAGACGGTGTCAGAATAATTTTTGGTGATGGGGAGTTTGCTACAATTCCATCAGGGACATTTGATTTTTGGAATCGAACCTCTTTAACAGATCCAGTTGTAATCCCCCAAAACACGATTCAAGGTCAGGTGGCGACATTCACCTATACAGATGTAAATGGTAATGTCCAAACCGTCACGTTTACGTTCTCATTGATTAACACACTGCAAAACGCCGCTGCAACAGAGACCATTGACCATATTCGGCGCACGGCGCCTTCTGTGTACTACACACAGGACCGTATGGTCAATGGTCAGGATTATAACACATTTTTGTTACAAGATCCGACGATTGCCAAATTAAGAGCAGTTAATAGAACATTTGCTGGCGATTCAAAGTTTATTGCTTGGCACGATCCAAGCGAATCATATGAGAACGTAAAGATTTTTGGTAACGATTTGTTGCTTTATTTTAATACAGATGAAGCATCTCTTCGTGCTAACGCATCAACGTCTGTTGATATTGTTATAGATAGTATAATTGAGCCAATCTTATCCACAGCTGAATTTTCAAATATTTTGAGTTCAGAAGGGGTTGCTTACAATAACGTTCGTAGAGAATTCACCACTGCAGAAAGAACTGCAATTGATACAGCATTAACAAATGCTGTTCCTGCAAGCCCAACCACTGTTCACTTGTTTTATTCTGTCCGCGACGACGCGTGGGAACCACGGACTGGTCAAAATGTTAGTGGTGATAATCTTGTCCTCACCGATCCTCCACAAAATACTGATCCTTTGTGGTTGCCGTTAAAGGATACGGGTCTTTTACAGGACACGGTTGGTTCACCAGCCCCGTCTTCTTTGTTTGGTCGTGGTGGTGTTGCCGGTGCTGGCTCCCCACTCCAAGTCGCATATCCACTCGGCACGGTTGTAAGCATAGTTGGTGGCAGTCCAACATTACTTCGCTATTTTGAAGCAGTAGCAGTTGGTTCGCCGACTGGCTCACCAATATTAACAACTCCAGGAAATAGTCCGCTCGGTTCTCCAACACAATGGTCTGAATTTGCCACAGAAGGTTTAATTCAAGTTGAATTTGATTCATCAATCGGTTGGACAGTAAATTGGAAAACGACACGGCTTGTAGCTGAAAGCCAATCATCAAGTTTCTGGAATACAAACGATGGAAATACAGTTGTTACATTTGATGCGCTTAATAATGCTGAAGATCGCATTGTAATTCTGCAAGCAAATGTTAATCCTGATTACGATACAACAGATACTTGTGGTTCGCCTGCGGAACTTAACGCTGGTGATATTCTTCCTGGTAATGTTCCATTAGTTGTTTTACAACAAGAAAATGATGCAAACGGTTTACCCGATATTAATATACTTTCTGTAATACCAGAAGATGATAACGTTGACGGTGTTCCAGATTTTTGTAAAACAATTAATAGCACAACCGTAAATGTGAATGATTTAATTGCGCCAAGCCGAGCAATTGCGTTGACAACACCATTTAATTTTGGATGGTTCCATTTCACAATAGACCGCAATCTTGTTGATCCAGCACCATCAAATATTATTGATATTTTTATCATTACTCGCGGCTATATTGAAAATTTGAAACTTTGGATTACCGGAGTAACAACAATTGAACCAGCAGCACCAACTCCTCTTGAATTAAGAAGTGACTATGGTACACTTCTCGAGAACAAAATGATTTCTGATACCGTTGTTCTTAGAACTGGTATTATTCGTTTATTATTTGGCACGAAAGCCGAAACAGAGTTGCGTGGACAATTTAAGGTTATCAAGAATCCATTAACATCGCTAACAGATAATCAGATCAAAACACGAATCGTTGACGTTGTTCAAGATTTTTTCAATATTGATTTGTGGGAGTTTGGTGAGACGTTCTATTTCACAGAGCTTGCTGCTGCAATTCACAGTGATTTGAGTTCAGATATAGATTCTGTGGTTCTTGTTCCTACACTACCTGCTAATCAATTTGGCGACTTATTCCAAGTTGAAGCAAGAGAAGATGAAATTTTTCAACCAGACATTGCGGTAGATGATATTTTAATCGTTACGTCTCTAACAACTGACGTCCTACAACAAGACCCAGCGTAATCCCCTCAAAACCGTGAAAAATCATTAATTGTACCCTCCATAAATACGCACATTCGTGTGATATGAGGTTACATAAAATTGACAAAGAAATCGGATTATACAGATCCCCGTACCAATTTATTTGAGCGTCTTCCTGATGTACATCGGTCTCAAACCAATGAGTCTGTTTTCGAAAACGTATTCAATAGGTACCTGTCTAAGCCACAAATAGAGTTGGTTGATGGATTTGCGGGCGAAGAATATACGAACGCTGAACTCAATCGTCGTATTGTTGAGCCAACACCTCATCGTCAAGCTTTTCAGCTCCAACCACTACTATTTTCTAAAGTTGGTACGGTTAATCACCTAGCATCATATGTTGATATTCGAAATGAAATTGCCCGCCTAGGCATCGACGATTGCAGACTTCCACTTTGGGGTAATACGTTACAGTTCAATTGGGCTCCACCAATTGATATCGACAAACTAGTTAATTTTCGTGATTATTATTGGTATGATGAGGCCGATCCAACATCCTCTCCACAATATATTACTATTGAAAACCCCTGTATTAAGGCGACCCAACGCGCAGAAGCATTTGAAGAAACGGTGGACGCGTTTGGTGACTTACAGCCGATTCTTGGTCTTGGTGCAAATTCAATTGTAATTGCTGGTGACTTATCAGGGGTGTTTACAGCGGGATATATTCTCTTTGTCACAAACAGCACAAATACTTCAATTGAATCTACATTTTTCACAACAGTATCTTCAACTTATAATGCTACACTTGATCGAACAACCATAGTTGTTAGTGAAACAATAACTGATACATCTACCATTGATGGCGATATTACTTTACAGGTATATTTAACTGTTTTACAGACCCAACAAACATGTGCTTGTGGTTCTGACGTTGGTTGGGATTCGGCTCCTTGGGATGATAATCAAGTCGGTACAGTATTGTGGTCAGCGGGCTTACTTACGTTAATCTCGTGGGCCACAGAGGCAGAATGGATTACAGCAAATACTCCAGGTTCGCCAGGAACAATTGAAGATCTATCGATTTGGTATGATACAACCAATAACCAATTGAAACAATTTTTGGGAAGCGGTTCTCCAAATTGGAACGTTGTTCAAAGCAACTTTTCAGTAATTGTTGCCCAAGTTGAAGGAACACATTTTTGGGATTTCACGTCTACTTGTGAGGTTGAATCAAATCCTTGGACTGATGAAAATTTATGGTATCACAAGAACCACGTTCCTAACCTCGCGATTGCAAAGCGAGCAACACTCCCGATTATTGAGTATGAATTTGAAACACAATTAAATCAATGGACATTTACTGATTATGTTTGGAAATACCGAGAGTCAGATTCATTCTCATTTGCAGCAACAACCGTTAGACCGACGCTGAATGAATTAGTTCCGTTTTCATATGTTATTGAAGCTGGAGGAATAGGGTCACCAGTTTTAAACCGAATTACCATTTCACCAGAATTTGGTGATCAAACAAGCGTGTTTGTTGCTGGTTATCAGTTCCAAATTCGAAGTGATACTCTTGATACTGATAATAATAGTACCTATACAGTTGCTTCATCGTCATATACAACAACCGAAACAACACCAGGAAATGAAAATGCTACAGTAATTATCATTAGTGAGACATTTTCTTCAGCAAACCAAAGTGAAACGTCTTCATCAACTTCACCAACTATAATTGGTTCTGGTGGTGAAATGATTCCACGATTAACATCAGTTGATAATTTCTTCCTAGAATACAATGAACATTGGTTACTTGATGATTCCACGCCAGGAGTTGAACCAGCCACAGGTCGATTACTTCCAGTAGCATCACCACCTCCAGTCGCTAATCCTTTAGCCGAATTAGACGTTGCTTCAATTCCTACTACAGTTACTGATATTGGCGAATATCTTACGAGCACACCTATCGATCTTACTGCAAGTTATGGCACGGAACCATATCTCCTTACGATGGAATATACAGTTCTTCCAACGATTGCTCCTTCGGGCGTTCCAGCAGGTACTGTGATACCACTTGATCCTCGAATGATAACAAGAGCGCCAGTTGAGCAATCTATTGTTCGAGTGGTTTACAATGAACAACAAATATACGGAACATTTACAGAATTAGATTCTGGTATTGGTGGGTCACCATTATTTGCTCCAGGTTCGCCAACGGGGTCTCCGTTCGGGAACTTTGGATCTCCACTACAAGGATTAAATGACGGGTTTGTTGATAGTATCACTCTTGCATTTGATTTGGAAGTGTTTGACACTCTCCGTATTACAGTTGCAGAACAATCAGTAGAAGATATTGGTAGAGCAGCAGTTCCTGTTCGGACAGTTGAAGATGACGTAGCGTTTACAGCAACTGGTTCCCCACTTGGATCACAACCAGAAACAGTTAGTCTAATTCAATATCGACAAATTGATCAACTTAAAACAGCAACAAACCAATATCCGTTCTTTGATATGTTTGAGTGCGACGGCGATGCTCTTAACCTCGCAACACCACTCTTTAAATGGAAAGAAGATCAAACACTGGACATTAATACTGATGTTGATTTGCGAATCGTTGGCACAACAACAGCAGATTATGAATTTGAAAACTTTCTTATTGACACCGATACGTTACCGCGTCCAGTGTTGTATACATATTCATCTGCAGGAACTATTCAAACGGTTTGGCGCAAAGGCGAAAATGATGAAGAGTATGTTCCTTCGTACGTAAATTCATCTGGTGTGATAGGATCACCAGCAATTGCAGTTGGAAGCACATTAGGCGATTGGGAAATCCCTAATCAACTATATTTCAACGCTGAACACGAAAACAGACAGTTTGTAACATTCCCAGACATAATCACGCACTTCAGAACAATTTTGGATGCGCAAAATGATTTTCCCGGAGTAACTTTACCAGGTAGTCAAGCGTATCTACAAGAAGATTACAATTTTGGTCTTGGTGGACGAATCAAAGAACACAACGATAGTTACGATTCATTCCTTTCATCGACATTTGTTAATAATGTTTCTCCACTAGGTATTATAGATTTTGCTCACGATCAATATGAAAATTCTCTGAATACAATTAAAGAATTATACCGCCAAAGCCTACCTTCGTTTTTAACAGACTCATCAAATGATAATATTGTTAATTTTCAAACAACCACCAATGAATCAGTTATTACATCGTATGAATTAAATGACTTTTTTGGAAAAGTATATGGTGATAGTAACACATATATCGCGGGTAGTCCTGAACTAGGTGTAAAAAACTGGCCTGCAACATTACCGTTTGTTGGACTTGGATTTAAAGAGCAGCCTTACAGCATTCAAGATGATGATATTAGTTTATTGCAATTAATTCATCATGATGGACATCGTTCGGAGCCAGCACTAACAGCGACTACTATTGAAAGTATTATCCAAACGTTGTTGAATACTAGTGACGCCAGAGTTACAGGTGAAACGTGGGGTGTTCAACAAACAACAACTACACCAGATTTGTTTAGCGTTCTTGAAGGATTCATTACTCCTCGTGCTGGCATATATTGGTTTAGTGTTATTGGTAGCGTTCGAACACTTTATCGGTTTGAAGCGTTTGTTGATGCTAATGCGCCGACTGGAGTAGATGTTGGAGCGTTGTGGTACGATACAAGTACAAGTTTATTACGAGAGTTACAATCTGACTTTATAACGTGGACACCAGTTGAAGGTTCACCGCAGGTTGATATTATCACACAAGCGTGGCAAGAAATTGATTTTGATGAGATTCTTGTCGCCCTTTTATTGGAAGTTGAGC